TACTTTTACTCTGTCGTTTATTACCAACGCCATAAATTTTCTCCTTAACTCATACTAATAATTGCATTAGCAGGTGTAGTCGGATCAGGGAACGTAATAGTGAAATCACCATTCGTTGCTGTCTTTGCTCCACCAAAATCTAAAACCACTACTAGTCTGTTTGCTGTACCATCAACTGTATCAGAATTGTATATTGCTGCATAAGCTGCAGTAAAAGTTGCACTTGACCAAGTTACGTTTGCAAAGTCAACTGAAGCAACCGCCGTACTTGAAGCCACTCCATTATTAGTTAAAGTTTTAACCGCATAGTTAGAACCTCCACCTGAGCTTACTTCGTCAGTAGCTGAATATACCGTGCTTGCTGTTGTGTATGGAAAAGATCCACTTCCAACATACAGAGACAGTTTAAAAGTGTTTCCTCCTGAATTCTGAAAATCGTGTTGTCCAGAAAAGAGTGCACCTCTAAAACTAAAAGGTATTATATTTGCCATGTTTGTTTATCTCCTTAATTATTAATAACTTGATGGTGATTCTGATTTTAAAGGAATACGAATAACACCATCATTGTATTCGTTTCTGCGTCTACGACCTTCTTGTTCAACCGCATACGTTTCAAGTGCTTCTTTATATTGCCCTTGGTACAGTTGTATCATATCTGTCGGACCTTTCAAGTACCCATATGCATTTACTAAAGAAGCGTATAAAAGTAAGTCTTGGTATTTGTTTGATAAATAAGTACCAGTTCCACTAACTGTAGCGTCAGTTAAACTAGTAGGTTCTTTATTGTAAGCAAGAGTAATACTATAAGTAGCATTAGGTGTAGGTGCTACTACCCAAAAATTTTCATCCCAATTACCATAATATTTAGGTATACTTGAAGATTGAGTGTTTGGAGTTTTATAATATTCAGCCATAAAACTTGGGTCTCTTTGATTTAAAAAAACTTGATTTCCAGAAGAATCTGTAAGTTGTACATACCTAATGTTTCTGAGATCTGCTGGAATAGTTACGTATCTATTTCCTATGATTAAATTAGATGTTGCATAAAAACGTTCTAGATCTGCATCAACAGATCTAAAAATTCTATTTTCTGCGTTTTGGATAAATTTATTTAAAACACTAGATGTAAAAACATTATCACCAACTTCAGTGTATCCTTTTATGTCGTCTTGTAAATTTGTTAAAGTGTAAGCCATATTACTGAGGTCCTATTGTTTTTAATGTTACTGGTCCTGAGGATGTATTATAACCTCCTCCGCTAATTTGTCCAGTAGTTGCTGTATCAGATCCTCCTTGATCTGAAGTATCTGTATTGTAGTTATTTAAAGGATCTTGAAGACATCTAATTGTAGCCCCTGCAGTGTGGGTTGTAGCCGTAGAAGAAAAAGAACCTCTTACAACTCCATCTAATACATTACTAGTTATTCCTGTATAAGCTATTAGTTCTGCTGCAATAATAATAGCGTTAATTGGTGTACCTCCTGAAAAGAAATCAACACTACCTGGAGTTCGTGGACTATTTATTTCAAACCCAGTTGAACTGGTTAAAGTAATTCCAGTAGTTTGAGTAGCATCAATATTTCCAACCAAAGTAGTAGTCGTGTTTGTAAAAATTCCTGGAGTAATTTTGTGTCCTGAAGCATCACAAATTTGAGCTCCACTAAGTCCATCAATTGCAGCTATGTTATTAAACACACCTGCTATTCCTGGTGGTCCTCTAAATTTTACATAGCTAGAATGTTGTCTACCATGATTTTCTTCAAAAACATTTACAACAGCACTACCAGTAGCAAAACTTTTAATTGGATTAAAACTTAAAAACCTTAACGCATTTGATGGTGGTTGTTGTGGACGAGTGGTAGGTAAAGCAGTTGGGTCAGCGTGACTTGGTTTAGGATCTAGTTGTGGTTGTTTAGATTCAAATTCAGAAAAATGTACAAACAATCCATTCCATTGTGTAACCATTTCATTCCATGGAAATGCTTGGCCACTGATATCAGATATTGCTAGTGAATATTTTCCTTGTGCAAATCGAGCCATTATTAAATACTAGGATAGTACGACTTAGGTGTAATATAAGTACTATTACTCGAACCATCCGCTGCCTCCGCTCTTAATAATTCATCTTCATATAAAAGTTTTAAACTTTGAGTTCTCTCTGGAGAATATTTTAAACTTAAATAATAAGCTAATCCTGCACACATACATGGAATATAAAAATAAGGAACATCTGCTGCATTAGTGTAAGAACCTGCATCCTCTATTCTACTCATGTAATAAAATTGAATTCTGTCACCAGCTTGACTAGCACTTGGTGTTGTGTATAAAGTTATTGTAACTCTATCTATAAATCTTTGAACCCAATATTGTGAAGGTTGCCCTTGCGCTAATTTATTAGATAATGCTGAGTAAGTAGATCTTGATATTTTAGTTAAAGGACTATCAGACTGACTTGTTGTACCTGAATTACTTCTATAAGACGCTTCAAAAATATCATCAGTGCCGTACAAAGCTGCACCTGCACTATCTAATAAAGTTGAAGTACCATCTCCGCTAGATCGGTAACCAATATATTCATTAGTCCCTGCAACTAGTGTCAAGTATCCATCAGCTATTTCCCAAAGGTGTATGCCTCTGTTAGCCCATTCTTGAAAAAGAATGTTTAATGATCTTCTAGCAGTTTTTAACTGGTAACCAGCAACCCCTCTTATACCAATTCTTTCGTAAGCTTCTTCAATAATATCATCTATTGCAAAAGTTTTACCAAAGGTTGTTGTACCAGAAGTAGTGTTAGCCATGTTACGCTCCTGTGATAGTTAATGTAACGCTTCCGTCAGTTCCTGTTGTTTGTGATAATGTTGCACAAACTCCATCTTTAAACAAAATTCCAGAACCTGGAACGTACACTGCTAATCCTTCAGTATCGTATTTAAATGTCGCTTTTAAATTACCTGCTGCAGCCCCACCTGTTGTAGCTGAGTCATGTAAAAGTAAAACAGAACCTGCTTCACCTCTACCTTGAATAGAAGTAACTCTAGCTCTACCAGCTCTCAACAAAGTTATAGTACCAGTATCTTTTTGTAAGGTTGTTTGATCGCTTGAAAATGATCCTCCGCCTGCCATAATTTTTCTCCTTAAATTTATGTGTGGGCCTAAGCCCACACTAATTAATTATTATAAATCTACTGCGTCTTGAACAGAATTATTTTGTATGTACATAACAGTAACTGTTGCTGCACCAGTTGTACCATCTCCATTAGCACCTGTAAAATCAGCAAGAACTTGTATGTCAGTTGTGCCAACATTAGTTGCTTCTGTATCTAAAGTACCGTGAGTAGTTGCTAAAGCTTTAACATTAGCTGTAGCTATAAATGCGTCTGCATCTGCTACTGTTCCCACTGAAACAGTTGCTGCACCACCATCATTATTCACTGTAGTTACGTTAAGAATAACGTCTACTATTTGTGAATTTGCTGGAACTACTGCGCAAACTTGATTTAAATGTGAAGCACCAATAATGTCAATTTTTACTGATTGAGCCATTACAACTTGTCCAACATTCGCAATGTTAGATCCAAGTACTGTACCTGTTGTGTTTGAAATCGTTCCCGCTCTTACCGGTCCCGAAAATGTTGTATTTGCCATATTTATATCCTCCTAGTTTTTTGAACATAGTCTCTAGGCCGTCGACTATACGCGTCTATGTTCTAATTAATTGTATAGTGATTTAGATATATAGCAGATTTTAATAGAGTGCAAGAGAACCTTATAAGAAAGTGCGATTTCAGCGATGTAGCGTTTTTTGTGTTACGTAGCTACAGAAACGTCAGGTGCAGCGTCTTCTATCTTATTAGTCTGTTGAGCAACTTGTGCTTCAGCTAATTTGATGTGACTGATGACTTGTCTAATTTTGTCATCAATTCTCACCATATCAAGAGTATATCTTTTCTCCTGATTATAGTGCTGCGACCATTCAAGTTCTAGTCCTCTTTTCTTCGTGTAGAGTTCCTGAACGTGTGTCATTTATAACCTCCTCATAGGTTAACCACAATTTGGATTTACTAGTAAATCCGTCTTTTTCCCAGACTATATCATTTTGTCCTAGCTTGTCAACTAGTGCATTTTCAAAGGCTTTATCCTCATTTTCTGACACAAGATTGAAGTCAGCATGATAGCCATATGCTCTGATTTGTACTCTGAAATTTTTCATGGGTTCTTTCTTTCTATCATAAAAAGGGGGCCTTCAACAGCCCCCTTTAAAGTTATTTATTACGCTCCGTTAGAACCGTAGATACCTCTATAGTCAGATACGCCAAATACGTATCTTTCTCTAGCTTTGTATCTTACGTTTCCAGTATCAAAGTCACCTTCCATAGCTGTTTTGATAGGTGATCTATCAAAGTACTTCATACCATTTGGTACATCAGTAATAATGAAGAACTGATCAGGATCAGTTAAGAAATTGTTCACTCTGTAACCTTGAGGAACCATTCCCATAGATCTGATAGCATTGATATCATTATCAGCTGTAGCTGTTCTACCTTGAGAAGCCATTAGTCTCTCAGCTGTGAATTGAAGAGCTGAAGGAATAATTAATTTTAATCCTTTTGCTGCAATCAATAAACCTCTTTCGTCAGTCATTTCAGCGATGTCTATTAAAGACTGCTCTAATGACGTTTCGTTAAGGTCAGCTTGTACTGCTAACGTATTCGCAACGTTTCCAGCGATTGTTGGGTGAGATCTGCTAAACAGAACTACGCCGTCACCAGATTGGAATGTAGTAAATCCATTCACAAGAGGTGTTACCGCTTTTGTTTGTTTAGTCTGAGCCATAGATCTTGCTAACGCTTTTGTATATCTAGACGCAAGTCTGTCATACAAGTTGTCCTCGATTGCTTCTTCAGTAATCGCGAACGCTAACGCAACAGTTTCCATAGTGTATCTTGCCGTGTATGTTTCTTGTGCGTTGTCAAACACTACACCAGAACCTTCTGGTTTAGTTTGTGCTTGTCCAAAGCCAGATAACATTACTTCTTCTTCAAACGCTCTGTCTGAAGTTTCAGTAGCATAGATCTCAGCATGTTGGTTTTCGTATTGTTTATACTCCAGGCCGAAAAGGGCGTTTAAACCTGGTTCTAGTTCTTTAACTAGTTGTCCTCTACTTATTGCCATAGTTTATCTCCTTATACTCCTACAGTACCCTTCAAGAAGTGCTCGTTAATGCTGCAAACAAAGTTTGCGTTTGTAGCGTACGTAGTCACATTTGAAGTGTTATTGTTTTCTGCGTCTTTAGTCACACCAAGTATTCTCAATTGAGCTGTACTTGTAGTAACCGTAGATGCGTTTAGTTCAGACTTGGACTGAAAGTTTGCTGTAGTCCCAGCCGTAACTTCGATGTCCGCATTTAAGAAAACAGATGTTAACGCTAATGCAGCGTTAGACTGAATCTCAAATCTTTCATACGGGTCATCTGATATAAAACCAACAATGTCCGTTGCCGTATTTGAAGCTTTCAAATGGTTAGCGAACGTTGGCTTGTTTGTATTGGCGTCGGTAAAAAACACACCAGTAAGTGTACCGATTAAAGTATCACCTGCAGCCGCTTGTGCAATTGTTGCAGTGTTGATTGCTTTTACAGCATCGTTCTGAAAAATTGCCGGGGCGCTAGCAGCGATATTATATTCTGATAGACCTTGGTTGTCGTTATTTTGACCAACTTTACCAATTGCTCTCATTCCGAATGGAGCATCTTTGTTAGTTGCCATGTTTTTTTCTCCGTTTGTTAGTTAATCGTTGGTCTAGGAATCGTTAAAAAATTAACTTTTCTTTGTACCACCGAAGTTTACACGAGTTTGTCTATCGATATTGATAGGCATACTCTTATGCTGTTGTCCTTTAAGATCGTGATCCATTGCTTCAACGACTTGCTCATGTTTCTTTTGATAGTGAGCATTTCTTTGTTGCGCGATCTCAACAGGCACTCTTGCCAGCAACAAGCCACCAACTCCGATCACTCCAGCGTATTTGCCGTCTTCAACTCTTGGATAATCACCGTCAGGATATTCATCGGCTCTTACTAATTCATAACCAGATCTTAATCTGCCCTGAATGTTCTTAGCATCGTTGAAACCCATGGTTTCGGCTCTTAGCCACCTATGTTGAAAACCAGTAGGCGCTGGTGGTGCATCTAAATTTGATGGTGGAGTCCAAACTTTTTTCTTAGAGCTCTTGTCTCTAGTTTGGCTCGCACGGGAAGTTCTTTTTTCTATTTCTTTTGTCATATGCTTATACCTCCTTCGTGATTTGACTTAATTGTCTTGCATACTCTTCGAGTGGCACACCTAATTTTTTAGCGATTGTTTGCTGTGATGGCGTGAGTCTCACAGTCTTGCGTCCAGGTCTTACACTTCGCTTCGCTTCAGCTACTATTTGTGTAGGTTTGGCCGTTGGTTTAACCTCTGTTGTACCAAATTTATTAGGAAATTCAAGTCTTATTCTCTTATCTATTTCCGCATAATATTCATTACTATTAGGATCGAACCCTTCATCTTCAGTTAATTTCTTATGAAGATCAAATGCAGTGTATGTCATAGCACTATCTTTACCAAACCACTCGTTTCTAGAAGCCCATTCTTCCGCTCTTGGGTCTTGCATAGGTTGTTTTGGTTGTAATGCTTGATCAAGAGTTGGTCTAGCTTCTGGTTTAGCTTTAGTTTGCTCTTCAGCTTTTGCTTTAGCTTCTAACCATTGTGCTTTTCTAACTCCTACTTCAGATATTTCTGCCATTGCGTCAGCTTCTGCATTTACATCGTTAGCTTCTCTAGCTTTTGCTAGTTTGGCTTTCGCTGCATCTAAACCTGCAGTAATACTTTTTTCAGTGGCATCAAGAAAACCTGGTTCTAATTTTCCAAGTTTTGCTTCTACTGCTTTTCTGTTTGCTTCAACTTTTTGAGCGTAAGTGATAGCGGCTTCTTTTTGTCTTTCCGCTTCTCTCCACTTCTTCGTAAGTTTAGCAATTCTTTTTTTAACACCATCGCTGTATTCACCAAGTTCGTCTTTTGGTTTTTCTTCTTCAGCTTTAGGTTCTTCTGATTTTACTTCTTCCTTGGGTTCTTCTTTTGTCTCCTCTTTGACAACTTCACGAACATTTGGATTTTCAACTGTTTCTTCTTTTTGTTCGACAACAGCTTCGTCTTTTGTTTCTTCTATATCTACATCAACTTCATTTCCTGAAGTATCAATAGGAACGTTTTTTTCAACGTCTTGCATAGTTATCTCCTATGTTAGTATTGATGGACGATATCTTCTGGATTTTTGATGGTAGCTAGAACTTCATCGTCGTTTAAAAGTCTAACTTCCCCACCGTCGATCATGATTCTGCTTCCTGCATATCTTGCAAAAACTATCCAGTCACCTTTTTTACACCAAGGTCCTTCTGGAAATTTGTCTTTGTCATAACAGTGTGGTCCCATTTCTAAAACGAGTCCGCAGTTTGATCCGACTTGCTGTCTTTCTATAGTTTCTTCTGATAGGAATATTCCACCTTTTGTTTTGGCTGCCATTTTAAAAGGTAAGACTAATATTCTCCAACCGGTTGGTTGAGGTAATTTTGTAGATTCTTTGTTTTGAATTTTGTCTAAAACTTCTTTTTCTTTTTTTTCAATATCTTTGTTTTCTTTTTGATATTTTTCTTCTAACGCTAATTTAGTTTTCGGTATCGCGTTTGAATCTGATAATTGTTCCGTCTTCATTTTTTTGCTCCTTCTTTGGTTCTAGCAGGTTAGAGATTTCCTGTGAAATTTTTAAATAGGCATGTGCCTGTCCTAACATGTACTTGTATTTCTCCATATTGTCAACCCCACCACCTATCATAGTGTCACCTAATCCTTGGTAGGATTCCTTTAAATACTTTTGTATTTTATCTATTATTGTTATTGGATCTTCCATTATTTAACGTACCTTTCTATTATTTTTATTTTCTCTTCTGCATCCACAATAACTTGTAGAAGTTTGTCCATTTCATTCAAATGTTGAGGATGTTCACCTATTCCTACAGAACTTTTAGTGTAGATATTTAAAGTTGCTATTGATTCAGCAATTTGTGCTTCGTATCGTTTCTTAAGTGCTTC